ACCAAAGCCAAGGTAGCAACATGAGCCAAAGCCAAGGCGGGGGACAGAGTACATCCACGAGCGTTGGCGGCACAAACGACAAGCAGATCATGGACTACCTCAACAAATACTATCAATGGCAGGGCGGGCAAAACGCTTTCCAAAGCAAAACGAACCGCCAAAACATGTTAATGCAGATGGGCTATAATACGCTATCAGCAATTCAGCAAGGCATTTATAACCACATCGAGAACAACGCCGCAATGCAGTACAACAGCGCAGAAGCACTGGCAAACAGACAGTTTCAAGAGCGTATGAGCAGTACAGCATACCAAAGAGCCGTTGAAGATATGCGAAAAGCAGGATTAAATCCTATTTTGGCATTCGCACAAGGCGGAGCAAGCACGCCGGGCGGAGCGGGCGCTACAATCACAGGCGCAAGTATGGGAATGCCAACGTCAAGCGCACTGGGAGTATCCACATTAAACGGCAACGTACCGAACAGCTATTTCAGCAAAAGTGAAAGTAAGTCACAGTGGTACCAGCTAGCCGAAGCCGTAGGCAGTCAGATGAGTACAGGCTATAGTAGTCCGGTACAGTTGACAGAAGATTTGCTCAAAACCTATAAGCAGATGGAAAAGACAGAAAAAACAGTACCAACTGCGAAACCGAAAAACAAAGAAAGCAGAGCAATGAAGCCGCAGGACAAAACAGGAGCATACGGAGAGAAGAGAAAGCCGGGTGATTATCTGAAATGAGTTGTTACAAGCCGTTAATAAGGCTGTACAACCCGAATGATAAAGAACAGAGCGGGCGGGTATATTCACTCGCCCGCTTTTCTCAGCTAAGCGGGAAACAGCTAAAATATGAAGATTTGATGTATAATCCAAAAGTCATGTTAATTCCATGCGGACAATGTATTGGATGCAGAATCAGACAACGAGAAGATTGGACAACGAGAATAGAGCTAGAAGCGCGAGACTATCCGAAAGAAGAAGTTTGGTTTATAACACTAACTTATGACGATGAACATGTACCGGGCATGATAGTAAAAACAGGTGAAATCATGCGCAAAGTACAGTACACATGGAAGCCGGGAGAGAAGCGCCCTAGCAGTGTTCAGATTTTGCTATATGAGGATATTCAAAAGTTCTTAAAACGTCTCAGAAAGGCTTACAGGGGCAAATTACGCTATTTTGTGGCTGGTGAGTATGGAGAGCAGACAGCAAGACCGCATTATCACATGATACTATACGGATGGAGACCAAAAGACCTAGAAAACCTGTACAAAATCCATCACAACGGATACTATACCAGTAAATGGTTAGCAGACCTATGGGGAATGGGTCAAATACAGATAGCGCAAGCAGTTCCAGAAACCTACAGATATGTTGCAGGGTACGTTACAAAAAAAATGTACGAAATAGACGGCAAGAAAGCAAATGAATACTATGAACTAGGGCAAACAAAACCATTTGCATGCATGAGCTTAAAGCCAGGACTCGGAGATCACTACTATCAAGAGCACAAAGCAGAAATCTGGCGGCAAGGATACATTCAATGCACCAACGGAAAACAAGCGCAAATTCCAAGATACTACGAAAAACAGATGGAAGCAGAAAACCCACAAAGGCTGTGGAGAATCAAACAGAACCGACAGAAAAACGCAATGAAGCAGAAGAGACTACAGTTAGAAGGTCAGGACTATAAAACCGTCCTAGAGACCAAAGAGCGTGTCACCAAAAAACAAACGAAAAAACGTGGCATTTTGTAATTGGTGTCACCTAGCCCAGTACCTATCAAGTAAGGTACTGGGCATTTTATTATTTAGCACGCACGCACGCGCGTTAAATCGCACGTGCACGCGTGAGGTAAAGTGAGAGAACGTTCTACCCTATAATCCCTATTCGCTACGCTTCAAGGGATAACGCTTTGCCTTTATTATATAACTTGTTGTAGTAGTAGTAGTAGAGGATGTGGAAAAGTTGAAAACTACTTTTTCTTTACGTTGGTACGAAGAAAAAGTAGCAAAAAGAATGTTAAAAGATTTGTTGAAAACTTGTTGAATTGTTGAAACACTCTGTTGTGCTAAAGTTTAACAATGTTGAAATGTTGAAAACTACGTTGAAAATGTTGAAAACCCAATAGAAGCAGTCCGGAATCGAACGGGAAAGTCACGGCCGCGCTTCGCTGGAAGTTGCGCCGCGTAGCGCGCAACAGCGGCCATCTAATGAAAAATTTCTGCAGAAGACTTGACAATTGTAAAGAGCTGTGATATAATAGAGTCAGAAAGAGAGGTAAGCAATATGATGTACGAATACACTGAAAACAAAAAGGTAAAATGGTACAGATCACCCATTGACAACAGCATAAGAATGCCTTATACTTACAACAAGAAAACGAAATTTTGGGAAAACAGAACATGCCAACTGACGAGACAAAGAATCCACCAGCTAGAAAAAGAAAACAAAATAATGTGGATGTGACAGGAGGCCAACATGAAGCACATAAACTACATAAAAGCAAACTTCGGAAAAGTAAGCGAGCACTTCAAAGCAAAAGAGTTTCAGTGCGGAGACAAAACAGAAGGGCTGCTGGTAGCAACCGAACTAATTGAAATACTGGAAAAAATCCGAAATCACTTCAACGCACCGGTCATTATCAACAGCGGATACCGTACACCAAGCTGGAACAGCAAAGTAAACGGAGCATCAAACAGCTATCACTGCAAAGGGATGGCGGCAGATATCGTAGTAAAAGAACACAGCAGTAAAGAAGTCGCAAAGTACGCAGATGAAATCATGGAGCAAGGCGGCGTAATCAGATACACAAACTTTACACACATTGACGTGCGCGAAGAAAAATACAGAAAGGGGGTGTAACCCATGGCATTGATTAAGGTCAAAGACCTGCGAGAAGCAATCCAGCTAATCAAGACGGTTCTGGAAAAGCTCGACCAGATCTACCACATCCTGAAGGAAAAGGAGTAAAACATGGTAAACAAAACATGGAATGTGCGAGACCAGACCGAAGAAACACTCAGATTAGAGGCCGAAAGGCTATACAAGCAGATAGAAACCGGATACAAGATGGTAAAAAAAGTGTCCAAGCTAGAAGAAGCCGAAAGGATCATTGAACGAATCTGGGTTATGAAGAAATGGGCCAACGACATCGAGCTAGAACTGCTCAGAAGGGAGTACAACAATGAAGCATAGGCAGAGAATGCCGGTACACACTGACAAGCGCATGTTCAACGTAACGGCACGCAAAACAAAGAGTATCAACCTCAGCCAGAAACCCATGCGGGGCGGCATCAGAATGTAAAGGAGAAAAAACATGATTCACGGATACTATGGCATCTACGACAGCGTAGCAAAGAGCTACTGCTACATCGGCGAAAACAAGAGCAACGAGACGTTTGCACGGATGTGCAATATCATGGCAAAGGACGAGAAGACGTTCCTGGGCCAGTCGCCTGAAGACTACAAGGGCTACCACATCGCAAACTTCAACGATGAAACCGGCACGTTTGAGAGCATCGAGCCGGATAAAGTCTGGGAGGGCAAGCCGCATGAATAAACGATACGAGGAAGGGCGAGAGCCCTTCTTTTCAAATCCGGGCGAGAAACTGCGCAAACAGTACGTATGGGGCAAGGACGAAAAAGGCGAAAAAAAGCTGATTGAGACAGAGCCAATCGACATTCAGGCCGAAATCGAAAGCTATGCAGACGAATGCGACATCAAAAACATCGTCCGAAAAGCAAGCTTTGACCCTGAGTTTGCCAAAAGTCTAGCAGACAGCGCAAAAACGGATGAAGTTGTTGATATCACGGAATGGCCAACCAACATTCACGAGTATCACGCCATGATGGCAACAGCGCAAGCCAAGGCAATCGAACTGCAGAAGATGCAGGAGGAAAAGAAAGCAATCGAACAGCAGGAGACGCAGGAGGAAAATAAGGCAATCGAAACAAAGAAACAGGAGGAAAGCAATGAACAGAAATAATGAGCGACACTTCAACAGTGTACCGCAGACACATGTAAGTCGAACGCGTTTCAAACGAGACCAGAACATTCTCACGACCTTCGATGCAGGAAAGCTCATTCCGTTTTACGTAGATGAAGTTCTTCCGGGCGATACATTCAACGTGAGTACAGCGGCAATCATCCGAATGACTACACCGAAATATCCCGTTTTCGATGATGCATACATCGACTTTTATTACTTCTTCTGTCCAAACAGGATCTTATGGGACAACTTCAAGCGTTTCATGGGAGAAGCAGACGATAGACCTTGGATGCCAACAATAACTTATGCAGTGCCAAAAATCAAAATCGCATCAAACGCAGAAACAGAAGGGCACGATAACCTGAAAGGGCCAAAAGAACAGAGCATTCTGGATTACATGGGAGTGCCGACAAAAATCAACGAAAAAGCAGGAGCCCAAGAGACGCTCATAAACGCACTGCCAATTCGAGCATATGTAAGAATTTGGAACGAGTTTTTCAGAGACCAGAACGTAGGAAATCCGGCGGCAGATTTTAAAGACGAAACATTGATACAGTATACGGACTTGAACGATGATAATGACGAAGAAGGAATTCTGAGAGATGCAGTGAGTGGTGCACGTTGTCTTCCGGTAAGTCGCTTCCACGACTATTTCTCATCCTGTTTGCCGTACCCTCAGCGTGGGCCGGAAGTGACAATCGCACTAACGGGAAATGCACCGTTAACAGCCTACAGCGAATCAGGACTGATCAACAAAAAAATAGGAACAGGATATTTCAACAACGAATATAACAGCGGAGTCGTAAATCACACAAGCATCACATTCGGAAAATCAGGAACGAAATTCAACGTAAACCAAAACAACAACGGGAACAATGCACCGTTAACAGAAGGACAGTACATCCAGACAATGAGCCAAGACGATGCAAACTTCCTTAACGCATGGTTAGGAACAGACCTAAGCAATATCGAAGCCGCAACCATCAACCAGCTGCGAAATGCTTTTGCAGTTCAGCACTATTACGAAGCACTGGCACGTGGCGGCAGTCGATACCGCGAACAGGTACGAGCACTGTTTGGCGTAACAATCAGCGACAAAACCGTTCAGGTGCCTGAGTATCTGGGTGGCGGACGCTATCACGTAAATATTAACCAGATCGTACAGACCAGCGGACAGCAGACCGAAAACGACACGCCAATCGGCGAAACGGGCGCAATGTCAGTAACTCCTATCAACGAAAGTTCCTTCACAAAGAGCTTTGAGGAGCACGGCTTTGTTATCGGTGTCATGTGTGTACGTCACAACCATAGTTACCAACAGGGCTTGGAACGGTTCTGGAGCCGTAGTGACAGACTAGACTACTATTTCCCGCAGTTTGCAAATTTAGGCGAACAGCCTGTCAAGAAAAAAGAAATCATGTTAACCGCAACGGCAGAAGACGACGAAACCTTCGGATACCAGGAAGCTTGGGCCGACTATCGCATGAAGCCAAACAGAGTAAGTGGTAAAATGCGGAGCAATGCGGAAGGGAGACTCGACTTCTGGCACTATGCAGACAACTACGACACAGTGCCGACACTCAGTCAAGAGTGGATGAACGAGGGCAAAACAGAAATTGCAAGGACACTGATTGAACAGAACGAACCGCAATTTTTCGGAGCGATTCGAGTAATGAACAATACGACAAGATGCATGCCTCTCTACAGCGTACCGGGGCTCGAGAAACTCTAAAAATAGTGCAAAATGACGAAAGGAGGAAGCCCGGAGAAATCCGGGCTATTTTAGAAAATGGCAGGATTAGGAGCAATGCTATCAAGTGCTGGCACGTGGCTCGCAAGTCATCCAGAAATCGTAACGACAGGAATGTCACTGATAGGAAATGGCCTATCAAGCATGTTTGGACAGCATAGCCAGAACCAAAGCCAAGGTAGCAACATGAGCCAAAGCCAAGGCGGGGGACAGAGTACATCCACGAGCGTTGGCGGCACAAACGACAAGCAGATCATGGACTACCTCAACAAATACTATCAATGGCA